GGAGAAGCGAAAAGAGATAAGCCAAACCTTAGATTGCAAAACATCTTTGATGAAGGCCATTACATCCATGCTAAATGGCAAAAGAGATTTCAAGAAATGAACGTTCTTTACGGAAAGTTTGAGTGTTTAGCTTGTCAGGTAACGACCATAGGTATCTCACCTGCTTGTTCAGAGTGTGGTCGCAAAGATGTTATGGAGTACCGAGAAGTAACGCTGATTGATGATGCCCTTCGTATTGCTGGACATACCGATGGTTGGATTAAAGACATAGGTCCAGATTGTTTAATTGAAATTAAGTCTATTGGTGCTGGAACCCTACGGTTTGAGGCACCAGAACTTCTAGCTGATGCAGACGGAGATATAGGAAAAGCGTTTAACAACATCCGTCGTCCTTTCCGCAGCCACTTACTTCAGGGTCAGATGTATCTAGAGTTAGCTCACCGTATGTACGGAGAAAAAGCTCCAAAAGAAATTGTGTTTCTTTACGAGAACAAAGCAGACCAAGCAACAAAAGAATTCACTGTAAAAGCAGACTATGAGATTGTAGAGCGCATTTTCTTTTCTGCAGAAAAGTTAATGAAAGCTGTTGCTGCAGGTAAGATGCCTGACTGTAATGTCAATCCTGATGGTTGCAAATCTTGCAACTCACTAGTTGATTTGGAGGCTTGGGGTGCTTAATCTAGGACCGATGTCTGGACTCGCAGTAAAGAAGATGTCAGAGCAAAACATAAATATGTGGCCTGACCAAATTGACCAGCCAAAAATGCCACGAGATATCTCTGTGTTAGATAGCGATGAGTTGAGCGCATTGTTTACCCAGCTTACAGCTTGGTCTAATTTTGTTGCAGGTCAGTTAGCTGCAGCTCAAGTTGATGAGCATGTACTGAACAAAAAGAAAGATTCTTTAGAGGCTCAGTTGTTTTTAGCTAAAGATAATTCAAAGGTTAAAGGTGAGAGAGTAACTCTTATCAAAGCACAAGTTGCTGCTGACCCAAAGATTATGGATTTAGAAAATCAACTTACTCACGCCTATGCATACCGCAAAATGGTTGAGGTTGTAGCAAACAACTTTGAACGAGATGTAGCGTTGGTATCTCGTGAAATTACTCGTCGTACAAATGACTTTCGTGCAACACGAAAGGATAAGTTCTCCGCATGATTATTGGCCTAACAGGTTATGCACAGTCAGGTAAAGACAGCGTTGCAAAAACTCTTGTAGAGCATTATGGGTTTACCCGTCTTGCGTTTGCCGACAAAATACGAGACATGTTGTACGACTTAAACCCAATGGTAAAAGATGGATTTAGATTACAAGGAGTAGTTGATGCTTATGGTTGGGACCAAGCAAAGGTTTTGTTTCCAGAGGTAAGAAAAGATTTACAAGCATTAGGAGTTAGTGCAAGAACACATTTAGACCCAAGCGTTTGGGTAAATGCTGTATTACGACAGATGCGAGATGAAGATAACTATGTAATAACTGATGTTAGGTTTGAGAATGAAGCAATTGTTATTAAACAAGCACAAGGAGAACTGTGGCGTGTAAAACGCCCAGGAGTAGGGGCAGTAAACTCTCACGTATCTGAGTCAGATTTAGATGGTTATCAAGTAGATAAGATTTTAAGCAACGGAGGAACGCTTGAGGAACTAGAGTTGCTAGTCCACACAAGAATGGACTCCTACAAACATGGCAACTAAAGTAATTGATGGCGGATTAAACAGCGCAGGAAATGTAACGGTTGGTATTGACCAATCACTAACAGGTTTTGCACTAACAGCTTTGTCATTAGACGACCCAAAGAAACACATTACTTGGGTATATAAATCTCCTTACTTTGGTATTGAAAGACTCGTAGATATTCGCCAGTGGTTGACAGACCACTTAATGTACCTAGAAGAACATGACTTAGATGTAGTTGATTTAGCTATGGAAGGAACCGTGCTTGCCAGCCAAGCAGCGTTAGTTCTTGGAGAACTTTCAGCAACAGTACGTTTAGCTATTTACGATATGTATGGCGATGATGACCCACGCAGATTCCCTTTAAAAGTCCCACCAATGACGCTTAAGAAGTACGCCTCTGGCAAAGGTAATGCCAAGAAGCAAGAGATGTTGTTGCAAATCTATAAGAGATGGGGCGTTGAGTTCAGTGACGACAATGCAGCAGATTCTTACGCATTAGCACGCCTTGTTGGAAAATTTTCAATTAATGATGTGGAAAAGGCAGTAGCTGAGCAAATGTCAGACCCTAAATACCGAGACCAAGCTAGGTTTTAGGCTTATCCTTTGATTTGGGAGTGGCACACCAAACCGAACCAAAGGACTAACAATTGAGTAACACACCAGAAGTATCAACAGAAGAGCCGTTTTTGCGAGTGAGCGCAAGCTCAAACCCTCAAAGCGTAGCCTCAGCCATTGCCCATGCTATTTACGACAAGCGTGAAGTAAAACTTCGTGCTGTTGGCGCAGGAGCAGTAAACCAAGCAGTTAAAGCCATTGCCATTGCTCGTGGGTATGTAGCCCCTCGTGGCATGGATTTAACAGACAAGCCAGGGTTTACAACCATTGAGTCACGAGACGGTGAAATTTCTGCAATCGTTTTTCACATTACAGCGAGCTAAAACCGCCGTATCCTTATACCAAAGCAAGGAGTCATAATGGCACTATGGTCATCAATGGGTCACGCAATGCGTCGTCGCATGGGCGCCCCTTCATCACATCTAGAGGCAGCAGGTAAAAGCATGAGCAAAGATATTCCAACAACAGAAGAAATTTTAGCTTCTGCAGCACACGCAAGTTCTCCACGTCGTTATATGGGAATGGATGCTGCAAAGCTTGCACCATCTGCACCATCACGTGGTACAGCAGTTGCAAAGAAGAACACACAAGCTGGAGACCCAACATCTGGTGGAAAAGCAAATCGCTCAAATGTTTCTGCAGGTAATGCAGCACAGTCAGAGCGTATGGGTGCTCGCCACCGTATCTCAGTAAAGTTTCCTGTAGGACACGACCCAGCAGCATCAGCAACTATGGCAAACGGACGAGTAGTTTCTTCAGTTGCAGGTCGTCAAGCACCTAACTTCAACGACGGAAACAGTTCTTCATACTAAGATGTCAATTTTATCTTCTTCAGAATTTGGTTCTGACAACTTAACAGGAAGACCTGTTCAGCACCACATTGAAACAGAAGCCCCATTGTCATACAGCAAAGGAACTAGCACCTCAGTCGGAAGACACACAGCGTGGCGTAGTCCTTCAGGTTCTTCATTGTCTCGTCAAACAGCAGGAAGTACTTTGAACTTTGATAATGACAGTTCTTCTACACCAATGCCAAAGTCTGATTCTGGAGCAAACTTTTTAAAGGGTTAATTCTCAGGAACAAGCCCATGGAGGGCGCAATGTTCTTCGTACATTCGGTCAACTAATTCATCGTTTTGAGTTGGTTCACCGATGTACGAAGTACATAGTTCACAAAAGACAGCCCAAATTGTTGGATTGAAATCTATGGCAACAACGTCTACTGACATTTGGTCTCCTTTATACAGACATTTAGCGCTCTAAGAAGGAAAATAGTAACATGACTACTAGACCTGGTGACATGCCTGACCACCTAAAAGACATTGCTAAAAAGCCTTTTGAGTACACAAAAGAAGAAACACGCTTATTAGCTAGTAACCCAAAGGGCGCTCAAGATTTTATTGACTCCACAAACAATTACGGTGGAGCGTCAATTAACCTAACCAGCGGTAATGTAATCCAGCCTGGTGAAAAAGTTTATCTAGTAGGAAAAGAACCATCTAAGCTCAGTGGTCATTCAGTTCCAACAGAGTTTGAAAGTACTGGAACACAAACCCCAAAGTTAAACGCAAAACAATTTGCATCTCATTTTTTACGCTTACAGTCTCATGCAGCTGACTCTAAAGCAGTTATGGGTAGCTGGGTAGACACAAAGAATAAGAAAACCAAAGAAAAAGGCGTTCAGATTGATTTGTCTACAGGTCATAAATATAAAAAAGCTGCTGAACGTAAGATGATTATGCGTAACGAAGATGCCGTATGGAACATGCACAATATGCGCAATATCCGCAACGAAGCAGCACGTAAGCGTCACGGAATTACTGAGCCACGTCCACCAAAGGTTAACTAATGCCAGGCGGAGTAAATAACTATTCACCATCACAGAACTGGCAGTCTCTTGGGGCTGGCGGCATGTATGGTTATAACAATCAAGGTGGTGCAGGAACTCCTGTAGCTCGTGATGCGATGGATGCGTCCCGCATTGGAGTAGGACGTGTACCATCTGCCGAGTATCCTGATGGATACCTTGGCACTATCCGCTCACGTCGTGATGACCGTTTGTTGGATAGTATCAAGTCTCGTGTAAACCAAAAAGCCTATCAACGTGGTG